AACAAAACGCAAGCCGGCCAAAAAGGCCCCCAAGGCGGCGACCAAGATGACCGTCGAGGCCCTCGCGAAAGCGATGAAAGTGACGGCAAAAACCATTCGACTTCTACGCAAGACGCAAGGGGCGCCGCCCGAGAATGACGTCGAGGAGTGGACCAAGTACATGATGCACCGGGCATCGGCCTCGGGCCAAACGATGAAAGTCTCAGATGCGTTCATGCCCGAGGAGATTCAAAACCTACGAGCAAAACTGCTCCGGGCTCAAGCGGGCAAAGAGGATGCCGTGCGTCGCCTCAAGGAACTCGAATTAAAACGAGTCCAAGAGAATCTCGTGCCAATGGGTGAGGCTCGCAAGGCGGTCAAGCAAGTGCTCGAACCCCTCCGGGAACTCCTCGACCAAATGCCCAAGGCCGCCGCCGCAAAGGTGAACCCGGCCGACCCGGTGCACGGCGAGGAGGGCATCCGCGAACACCTCGACGGCATTTTCCGGACGATGGAAAAGAGGCTCGGCGATGAATAGCCTCAAGCGATACGCGGCCGGGTTTGTCCGATTTCGCGCCAAGCGTTCGGTCGTTGAATGGTCCGAAAACTCGGTCGAGTTGAGTTCGCGAATCACAGAGCAACCGGGCCCCTACTCAACTCGGATGTATCCTTATGTCCGCGAAGTGCTCGAGGCGATGGGCGACCCGCGAGTTCGCCGCGTGTCTCTTTGTTGGGGATCTCAAACGAGTAAAACAACGACTTTTTACATTATGGCCGGGTACGTCATCGACCAAGCGCCGGCCCCGATTTTGTGGGTTTTCCCCTCGGCGGCCTTGTGTAAAAATTTTTCGTCGGAACGATGGTTACCGTTTTGCGTTGAATCGGCCGTGCTCGAAAAGCATTTGCCGCGATACCTTAACGGCGAGCTCGACGTCGACCGGTTCAATTTGCTCAAGCAAGAGTTTTCGAGGTGCACGATGAATTTGGTCGGGGCCGGCTCACAAGCAAGCGTGCGGTCGTATCCCATCTCGGTCCTCATCCTCGACGAGATTGACGTTATCGACGAGGGGGTCCGCCGGGAGTGTCTCGACCGGATCAAGGGAAAACGAGCTTTCAAGGTGCTCCAATCCTCAACACCCATCGCCGAGGAGGGCGGCATATGGCAAGAATTCAATGAGGGCGACCGGCGCCGGTATTGGATGCGTTGCCCCCATTGCGGCGAGGAAATCCTTTTGCGTTTTCGCGACGACGAGGGCGAAATCAATATCAAATGGAGCGACGACGCCAAGGGCGACGACGACATCATCAACCTCGCGACCGTCGAGTCATCGGCATTTTATCAATGCGAGGAGTGCGGCGGCAAAATCCGAGACGGGCACAAATCCGCAATGTTGCGCGATGGGCGTTGGATTCCCGGCAAGGACAACGCCGAGGCGGGGGCCCGTTCTTATCATCTCTCGAGCCTATTCTCGCCGGTGCTCACGTTCGGCCGCATTGCCGTCGAGTATCTCAAGACGCAAACGACAATCGAGGGCCAAAAGGCGTTTGCGAATGGGTGGCTCGCCGAGCCTCACCGCCCGGCCGAGTCGGACGTCAACCCGGCCAAGTTTCGCAAGCTCGAGGGGGGTTATGACCGGGGCGAAATCAAGGGCTCGTTTCGCCTCCTCGGGGTCGACGTGCAACGTGATCATTTTGTTTATGTTGTGAGAGGATTCGACCGGGACGGAACGAGCTACCTCCTCGACAATGGCACGGCGCCGTCATTCCCGGAGCTCATGGCCGTCGCAAAACGGTTTGACGCATCGCACGGGGTGATTGATACCGGTTACCGCACGGCCGAGATGTATTCGGAAATATGGCACGGTCGCCCCTTTTGGTTCGGGGCAAAAGGTTGGGACCGGTTGGCGACATCGTACAAAGTCACACAAATCGACCCCGACTCGGCGAACGTCAAGGGCGCAAAGCATACGGCGGCGCGAATTAATTTGTTGCACGTCAACAAATCCGTTTGGGGTGAGGAGATGCTCAAGCGTCGGAGCGGCGCCGCCTTGAATTGGTTTTTGTATGCCAACATCGACCCCGAGTATGTCCGCCAAATGCTCGCGACGAATTTCGTCGAGCGGGTCAACCGCACCGGCCGGGTCGTTCGCGAGTGGGTCGTTGCCGGGCACCGGCAAGACCATTTTTGGGATTGTGAAATTTACGTGCTCGCACTCTCGCAAATGTTTGGGCTCGGGGGCGCCGTGATGCTCGACGAGCTCGCGTCGCCGGCAAAACAGAAACCCAAAACGCCGAGAAAATCGCGAGCGCCGTCATTTTGGGATTAAAGGCCCTCGCGATTTCCCGGGGGTCAACGTACCCGGGCCCCAATAAACGGCCCGCACGCGGCAACCTCGGGCCACACTCCCCCCTTAAATCGGCGCCCTCGACGCAATCCGGGCAATTTAAGGCCGAGGCGTCGACCGAATTGCCGGCACGCCTCGGGCTTAAATCGGCCCCGGGCGCTAAACGATTCAACATAGGGTGATGGCAAGCGGCGTAAATTACACGGCAAGCGGCAACCCGTATCAATTCGAGATTGACACCACGCCATTTGACCACGCCGTCACGATGATTAAAGCGAAATGGGACCCGCCGGTCGATTTAAAACAAGTCATCGTTGCGGAACTCGGCGCGATTCTCGCCCTCACGTCAAACGACACGCTTATGGTCGGGCCCCGGGGCAAGAAAAACAAAGCGTTCAAGTCGGCGCACGCGTACGTTCTGAGGCGATACGCCCCTTGGGCAAAATGGTCCGGGCGAGGCAAACGCCCCAAGGGCCCCAAGGATTCGTTGCAAGTTTTCCAAGTTGGGGGCAAAAAATACTACAAGCGCAATCGATATTCCGACGCCGTTTGGGCGATGATAAATGCGGCCATCAAGCGCACCCGCGACGATGCTTGGTTGTCGACGGGGTCATCAAAAGCGGCTTGGTTGCATATGTTCCAAGAGGCGGCCAAGGCCGGCGGGGTAAATCTTAAAATCCCGAAAACGTGGAAACATCACGACAAAGTCAAAAGCGCCATGCTCTATATGCTCCGCAAAAAATCTTGGAAAAAGGCGACGACCGCCTCGGCTCAAAAACGACCCTCCGACGGCGATTTTGTTCTCAAGGTTTTCAGTGAGGCGCACAACACTCTCAACCCGGGCGTGAAAGGGGCGGGGCTTTTTCAGAAATACCTTAACGGGCGCCAACCCTATCTCGAGAAAACCCTCGGCAAATCGGGCAAGGCGAGCATGAAAAAACTCGCGAAACGATACCCGGGAATTGAAGTCGGGGACCACTCATAAAATGGCAAGCAACCTCCCAATCGCCGACCTCGTCACCGCCCGGGATAATCTCCTCGCGGCATATACGACGGTTTCCACGAGCACAACAAGCGAGTATTCCCTCGGCGACCGCACTTTCCGCTATGAGGACCGCCGCAAAATTTGGGAGGAAATCAAAAACCTTAATAAAATTATTATGTTGCGCGATTCAACCATCAACGCCCGGGGAGTGAACCGGGCCGACTTCCGAACATGGGGATAAAATCACAACAACCGGGCCCGACGTTTTGGGGCCGAGTCAAGACCGCCGGCCGTATTTTGTTTGGATACGACGCCGTATCTAATTCGCGTTACCGGAAAAATCGCGGGCTCAACCCCATCCGGTCCGAGGAAATCGAGCTCGGCCAATATGACCGCGAGCGATTGATTTCGACTCTAATGAATTTGAAGCGCAACGACCCGGTCGCCCGGGCCATCTCGCGCCTCCGCAAAACGGACGTCATCGGGTCCGGGATAACGCCGCAACCCTCGACCGTCTCAGATGATTTCAATCGCCAAGTCGCCGAACTTTGGGCGGAGTGGTGCGAATTCCCGGAGGTGACGGGGGCCCTCAACATGACGGGGGTGCAACAAGAAATTGCCGACGCGACACTGTGGCAAGGCGACATCGGCCTTTTACTCACCAACAAGGGCGACGTGCAACTCATCGAGGGCAACCGTATCGGCAACCCATTCGGTCAAGGGGTCGCGAGCGAGATGAGCGACGACAAGGGCGGAGTCATCACGAACAAAGTCGGCAAACCAACGGGGTTCAAGGTCGGCGACCGCGTCAACGGGTCATTGCAAAACGTGCGGACCGTCTCGGCTCGTAATTTCCTTTTGTATTTTCGGCGGATGCGCCCGACGCAATGGCGGGGCGTTCCCGAGCTCGCGAGCGCCGTCAACTCGCTCCAAGATGTCGCGGAATATGAGGAGGTCGAAATGCTATCGGCCAAGGTGAGCGCGAGTTTGTCGGCCGTCGTCAAGCGATACGACGCGCAACAATTCGAGATTGTCGACCGCATGGCGGCCGCCGATCAAGACGACATTGGGCGCCTTGAGAAATTTGAGCCGGGAACTTTCCATTATCTCGAGCCCGGGGAGGATATTTCGACCATTTCATCAAGCGGGCGGCCCAACGTCGAGGGCGTTGAGTTTGTCATGTATCACCTCCGAAAAGTCGGGGCATCGGTCGGGATTCCGGTTGAAATGATAATGAACACAATCGGCAAGACGAGTTTTTCGGCCTCTCAAGGGCTTTTGCTCCAATATCAAGCGGCGATCGAGGACCAACAAAGGTCGGTGACTCACCTCCTCGACCGACTTTTCCGGTGGAAACTTGGCCGATGGATTGCCGACGGCACGGTCAAAATACCAAAAGAGGTTGTCGACCCCTTCCGGGCCCGGTGGCAAACGCCGGCGTTCAAGTGGGTGAACAAGACGGCGCAAGTACAATCCGACCTTAAATATGTTCAACTCGGCGCCCAATCTCTCGACGATGTCGCGAGTCAATTCGGATACACGGCCGAAAGCGTTTTGCGGCGAAAAGCTCAAAACATCAAGACCGCCCAAGAAATCGCCGACGAGTTCGAGCTCGATTCGTACCTCGATTTATTTAACCCCTACGGGTTGCAAGCCTCGGCAAATTGGACCGAAATTCTTGAGCAAGCCGGCGTTGACCCGTTGGCGCCACCGCCCCCCATTAAACAAAACCCCCAAGAGTAAGGACATCATGAGAAAAAAAGTGCTAGAATATTTAAAAAACCCGTCACCAAAAAAACGGGACGAACTCACCACAATGGAGCAGAAATTTATTGACGCTCAACCGAAAAGCAACGGCAAAAAAGACGACAAAAAACCCAAATCATGAGCAAAATCGCGTTAGCCTCGCGCTCGGACCTCCGAAAAGCGAGCGTTACTCACGCCCGCAAACTCATCAAGGGCGGCGACGTCAAGACCTCGGCCCGTTGGTCGGGCCCGTCGGCCGGCACCGAAAACGCATACATTGACGAGCGTGGGTTTTTGAGGTTCGCCGATTGGTTTCTCGGCATCCGGGAGGAGGCGCCGCCGGACACAAAAGAACGGTTTTCCTATCCATTCACTGACGATTTTAAAACCATTTCCACCAACGGGCTCAAGGCCATCCGGTCGCGCTCGGCGCAAAATGGCGAAACGGAGATTTTTGAGGAGGCCGGCCGGTTGATTGAGATGATTGGCGAGCGAGACGAGGCCGCCGAAAATCCAACGCGTATCACTTTCCAAATGCGGGGCGGGTCGGTTGACCGTGAAGCGGGCATGATTGAGGGGGTGAGCATTATCGAGGCCGGCGAGGCCCGGGGTCACCGCATGATGATCTCAGGGCGCACCCTTGATTCGGTCGAAAACATTCTCGCCGAACGGGTTTTGCCGGCCTACATCTCACACAATGGGGCTCAAACCGACCGGTTAATGGAGGAGGTCGGCGCGTTTTCTGAGTTTTACCGGGCCGGCGACAAAATCCGAGCCGGGCGTTTTGAGGTGTTGCCGTCATTTCGGGAGCATGAACCCGAGAGGTTTGACCGGCTTTTCGACTTGGCCGAGTTGATGCCGGCGACGTTTGGCATATCAATCGTTTTCGAGGGGTCGCTTTTTTGGGAAACCGACGAGGCCGACGTGCCTTTTGACGGATTCACCGAGCGCCCGGAGGGCGCCGAGCACGACCTCCCGACCATTGAGCCAAATCGAATTTTTTCGGCCGATTTTGTGGACACGCCCGCCGCGACGGCGAGCCTTTTCACTGAAAAGCCGGCCGAGCCACTAAACGACGAACCCAAGGGTGAAAGCATGAATGCACAAATTGAAAAACTCGACGAGTCGGCCTCGGCCGAATTAGAACGGCGACGCGCCGCCGATGAGGCGGAGGAAACGGCCGCCGCCCCAACCAAGGCCGCCGCCGAGGCGCCCAAGAAAAAGGCCAAGGCCAAGAAAAAGGCGCTTGACGAGGAGGCCCCCGAGGCGTCCCCCGAGGAATCCGCCGAGGAATCCGCACCCGAGGCGGTTGAAGAATCCGCACCCGAGGCCGAGGAGGCCGAACCCGAGACCGTTGAGGCATCCGCAATCGCGGCGCCCGAGCTTTTGGAAATGGCACTCGACCAATATCGTGGGCGAATCGCCGAGCGCGACATCTTAATCACCAACCAATCCGAACGCATTGACGACCTCACCGTCGAAAATCGCGCCTTGCGCCGCGCCCTTGGAGGTGCCGAAGAAATCGAGGAGGAGGCCGAGACAACCCCGGCGACGTCGGCAAAGGAGTCGGCAATTCAAAAATATCTTGAGGAGAACCCAAGTCACAACTTAATCACGGCAACCCTCGAGGTCGGCAAATCAAATCCAACAATATTCAATAACTAAAAAATTATGGGCTCAACAACATCACAATCAAGTGGCCGAACCTTTCAAGCTACGGCCGTCGCAATTCCCGCATATTCCGTCGTATCTTATGACAGTTCCGGGACGATCTCAGTATCCGGTGACAATGCCACCGAGCAAGCAATCGGAGTGTCGACCGAGGACATTGCCGCCTCAGGATATGGCAATGTTCAATTATTCAACGCGGGGGGCACGGTTCAAGTGCTTTGCGGGGGCGACACAATCGCCGTCGCGGATACCGTTTACTTGGACGGCTCCGGGAAAATTGGCACCGACTCCTCAAATACAAAAGTTGGGTTAGCAATGCACGCCTCGTCGACTGACGGGGACGTGATTGAGGTTTACCCGCATCAAACATTCCTTGCTTAACCCTTAATTAAATATAAATCATGAGTATATTCGCATCATCCGCCGCCTCGTTTCAACCGGTTATCAACGAGGCCGTCAACGCCGTCGGGCGCAATCGATTCATTGGGGCCCGACTTTTGCCGTTCCATTCCATTGACAAATCGCAAGGGAAGTACGCCAAAATTGAGGCCGCCGCATTCGATAACGACATTTCGAAACCCCGGGCCGCCGGCTCGAATTTCGCGTCGAGCTCGAGTCAATACACCTCCGCGAGCTTTGAGACGCTCGAATATGGCGTCGAAAACGCCCTCGACGATTTAGACATCGCGAACGCCGAGACTGACGCTCAACTCGACATTTCGACCGTCGCGGCGAATCAACTCGCCGACGACCTTATGGTCGGGCACGAAATTCGCGTCGCAAATGCCCTCTCGGGCGCGAGCTTCACGAGCACGGCGGCCACCGCCGCGATGAGCGTTGCGGCCTCGGCAACTCCAATTAATGACATCAACGCGGCCGTTTTGCGGCTCAACTCCGACGGCGTTTTTGATCGAATTCACCTCATAATTGAGGCGAGTCTCTATCAAGAAATGCTACAAACGGACGACATGAGGAACCTCATTAACGGGAGCGGCACAATGGTTTGGGCCCGGGACCAAGTCGCCCGCATTTTGGGCGTCGACGATGTCATCATCGCAAACACCCGATACAATTCGGCGGTCAAGGGGCAATCGGCGAGCCGGTCCTCCGTTTGGCCAACGACCTCTTACTATGTCGCGCAACTCGCCGACGGCCCATTTGTAAACGGCGGCATCGGTCGCACCGTTTACTACTCGGCCCGGGGCGGCACGTTCACCTCGGAAACATTCCGAACCGAACAACCCCCGGCAAGCGTCGTTCGTGTTCGCATGAATGTTGACGAGCTCATCATCAACGACACGGCCGGCGAAGTCATTACGGGCGCTTAATCGCTACCCCCCACGCGAGCCGGTGTCGCTTTTGTCTTGGGCGGCACCGGTTTTTTTTAAATGGCTCACTATACAAACGCGCAACTCTCGGCGGATCTTGACCACGCGATTTCGGATTTCCAAGTCACGTTGACGGTCGTTTTGCCGTCCTCCTCACTCGGCGCCGAGTTTACGGCATCGCAAGAGGCGCTTGTTGCGGGGTATCTAGTCGAGGACACCGGGCGCGAAATTCAACTCGACCGGCGTTTCCATATTAACATAAACGGCTTATCTCCGACACCCTCGAAAGGTTGGGTTTTTGACGACGGCACCCGGGAACATAAAGTGCAACAAATAACATACGACGCGTCGGGCCTCCTTTTAATGCTAGATTGTTCGAGCCGGCGTGCCTCAAGGTAAATCATGGCGGCCTCATCGATTCCCGACTTACTCACATTTGAGGAACATATCGAGACCGCCGCCGTGACGTTCCTCAATACGGCAACCGGGCTCGACGTTTACCGGTCAAATCAAACCGTTGACATGACGACGCCCCGGATTGAGGTCTCGGTCGAGGTCGCGGAGGCATACGACCCCCCGGCGCCTCGCAATGGGGGGGCATCTCCGGCGACGGTTGATTTCCGGGCATATAGCGCCTCGGTGGCAATTCTAATCGTCACCGACAACACGGTCGGCCAATCGTCCTCAATGGTCACTTACATTGGCGAAGTGCGTGAGGCAATGCTCCGGAGTGGAGCAAATTGGAACTCGACGACGTTGCCCTATTACGACGTCAAAGAACTCCGCCCGACAAACTCATCGCTCGACACTGACGGGGATTTCAACGAGACCGGGCTTGATTATCTCCTCGTTTTTGAAATTCGCGACGATGCTTGGCCGGCGTAGGTTTCCGAAATCAATGGCCCTTGTGTCGGCCGAGTGGGTCGACATCACCGCAACCGTCAACGGCAATCTCGCCGACGCCCGCCCGGCTAAATGCACAACGACCGGCCGCCTCGTCAAACGCACCGACGATTTCATCGTCATCGCAACGAGCCTTTTCGACGACAACGACCCCGACCTAACGGGTGATTTTGTCGCAATCCCAATCGGCGTCTTGTCAAAAATTCGCCCCCTCTAATCGGGCCCGGGAGGGGGTCGCATTGCCTCGAGGTTGCCCCGTGCGGGGCCTTAACTTCAAGAGGGGGTCATTCGTCGAAAACTTAAAAAAAAAATCAAAAAGTCCAGGAAATCGCAATTTTCAAAAAATCGCGTCAAGTGTTTTTTTATTTTTTTTTTGAGTCACACGGGCTTGCTGTGATTTTTCAAACGGGCCCGAATCGGCCCGAATCTCGGAAATGAGATTTCTCGATATGTTATATTGTGGGAGTGGTGGCGGTCACAACGGCCGCCCGTTCATTGAAATAAGAAAGGTAAGAAATGACACACAAGGCAAAAAAATTCCTCGCCATGACGTTCGAGGGTCACATTCAAATGAGTGACTACGAGGCGGAACTCATCCGCGTCGCCCTTCACCGACTCGGCGAGGCTTTTGCCCGGGGCGCCGCCCGCGCCAATCGCGACCAAGATTGGGAAACGGCGGCCGGGTTGAGAAACGACGCCGAGGTTTGCGCGGCGTTGTATGCCCGGTTTGGGGTGAAATTCCCCCTCGCGTGCGTTCTTGAGGACGGTGAGCACGCCGGCCTCGAGAAAACGGGAGCATAATGACGCCAACCCCCGCCCCCGGAAACGGGAGCGGGGGTTTTTTGTGCCCCGGCGCTAAACGATTCGGCAAGGGTAAGGGGTTGCCCGAGTGGGCCCCCTTGACGGCCCGGCTCGCAAGAGGGGGCCCGAACGCCAACAACCACGGCAATCAACAAAAGGTAAATTATGGCCATCACTAGCGACGGAACCCAAAGTTTTGGAATTCAAGATTCACCCGTCACAATCAACTCAATCACATATGTTTGCGAATCAATGTCGTTTACTTACGGCGGTTCGCGAGTGGATATAAATGACTCAAACGGCGAGCCGTTGGGGTCCGTCATCGTGCCCGGTCGGGTCGAGGGGAGCGCGACGCTCCAATATTCGACCGACGATGCGAGCACCGCACCAAATCCAAGCATTGGGCAAGAAATGGTGACCTCAACCTCAAACGGCCGGAATAATGCAACCTATGTTTTGACCGAGGTTGGCGATTCTCAGTCGCAAGGTGATTATGCAAAGTGCTCGGTGTCGTTTTATAAAAAGCTAAATTAAGTCGAAGGCATATGACTCCGGCCGAACTTTGGGAGGAGTACAGGCCGCGAATTGCCGAGGCCCGGGATGCCGACCGGAGGGACGTGCAAACGTCCCTTGTGTCGGTGCCCGAGCTCGTCGGCAAATCGTGGGTGATGCCAATGACCATCGCTCGGCTTTTATATCTCGAGGCGATCAATCACCCGTTTTTGTCGGGGGCCGAGGCCGACCGGGATGCGGTCCTTGACTTTCTTTGGATAATGTCGCCCGAGTTTAAAGCCGGAAACCGACGGGCGGCCAAAAAGTTTTTTCGTCGATATTGGTTGCGCCGGGTTGACCCCGAACCCCTCCGGGAATATCTCGCGAGTGAATTTGAGTCGGAGGAGAATGCCGACGGCACCCCGCCCGCGCCCGAGTGGGTCGCGCATCTTGTCGACGTTTTCGCGAGCGAGTACGGATGGAGCGAGGCCGAAATTCACACAATATCCCTCAAGCGGCTCTTTCGGTACGGCAACGCAATTGTCGCCCGGCGGGGCGACAAGATAGGGCCGGCCATGTCGCCCAAGGCCGACCGGGTGAAGGCTGAATACTTGGTTAAGGTCCGCGAGTTAGAAAAGGCCAACGCCCCGGCAAAATAGCATGGCAAAAAATTTTTCAATTCTCGCTTATCTCGGCTTAAAATCGCAGGAGTTCATGGCGGGGCTAACGGGCGCGCAAGGGGCGACGCGTACCTCAATGGCCAACATGGGGGCAATGGTGGCGCAATTTGGCAAGGCGGCCGCGCTCGCCGTCGCCGTCGCAATGGCCGCCGCCGCCGCCGCCGTGATTAAATTCTCGGTTGATTCAATAAAGGCGTTTGCATTATTCGAGAAAGGAATGCTCGAGGTGTTCACTCTGCTCCCGGGGATTTCCCGGCGGGAAATGGGCAAAATGAGTCAAGACGTGCTCGACCTCTCGCGAAAAATGGGAATTTTAACCGAGGACATGGTGCCGGCCCTCTATCAAGCAATTTCGGCCGGGGTGCCAAAATCCAATGTCATGGAATTCATGGAGGTCGCGAGTCGGGCGGCAATCGCCGGCGTGACAACCCTCGAGACGGCCGTTGACGGGTTGACTTCGGTAATAAA